CTGATCTCCGAAAGCCGCGCCACGGCGAATGCTCCCTTGGTCGGCGGCGATTACTACCGCAATGTCGAAGACTTCCTTGAGCGGTTTGGCGGCAATCCAGAGTTGGCGACCGAGCTGGTAAACAACAGCCGCTTCGGCAACCGCATGCGATACGCCCTTCAGGAGCACATCATCGGCAACCACGCGCGCCTTGATGGCTACGACAGCATCGTCGGCACGGGGGCTCGCAAGCCGCGCATCAGCGAGGTGTTCGATCTCCGCGAAGCAGCGTATCCTGTGCCGGGCGTCCCCGAGTTCGAGATGCTCCTGCCGCAGTTCGAGGCGCGTCTTCGGTGATCGCCTCGCTCCACCTTCCAGATCGTAACGAGATCCGATGACGCCCGACGACCTCGACCTCCCCGACGACGACGACAACGGTGACGGCCAGCTCATGCCGCTCGAGGTCGACGACACCGTCGAGAACACCGAAGACGGCGGGGCCATCGTCCGCTTCGACGACGACGACCCGGCCGAGGCCAACCCGGATCACTTCGCGAACCTGGCGGAGGCGCTGCCCGACAGCGTCCTGTCGACGGTCGCGACCGAGCTCTACGACAAAGTCACCCGCGACAAGGAAGCGCGCAAGAAGCGCGACGAGCAGTACGAGGAAGGCCTGCGCCGCACCGGGCTCGGTGACGACGCGCCTGGCGGCGCCCAGTTCGAGGGCGCGTCCCGCGTTGTCCACCCGCTCCTGACCGAGGCGGCCGTCGACTTCGCCGCCCGCGCGCTGAAAGAGCTGCTGCCCTCTGACGGGCCGGTGAAGACCAAGATCCCCGGCGAAGTCACGCAGAAGAAGCTCGACAAGGCCGAGCGCAAGAAGCGCTACATGAACTGGCAGCTGACCGAGCAGATGCCTGAGTTCCGGCCCGAGCTGGAGCAGACCATCACGCAGGTTCCGCTCGGCGGCGCCCAGTACCTGAAGCTTTACTGGGATCCTCGCCTGAAGCGCCCGCGCGCGATGTTTGTGCCGATCGACGATATGTACCTGCCGTTCGCCGCGACCTCGTTTGAGACCGCCGAGCGCCGGACGCACGTCCAGTACATCACCGAGCTCGAGTACACCCGTCGCGTCTCCTCGGGCATGTACCGAGACGTCGACCTGATACCCGAGACCCAGATCGACCAGACGGGCCCGGCCAAGGCCAACGACAAGATCGAGGGCCGCGACCAGGACGCCTACAACGACGACGGCCTGCGCACGATCTTCGAGATCTACTGCCACGCCGAAATTGAGAACAACGAAGACCAGGACGAGCCCCCCTCGCCCTACATCGTGACAATCGACAGCTCGACGCGCTCGGTGCTCTCGATCTACCGCAACTGGGATCCCGAGGACGAGCGCCGCGAGGAGCTCCACTGGTTCGTCGAGTGGCCCTTCATTCCCTGGCGCGGCGCGTACCCCATTGGCCTGCCGCACATGATCGGCGGCCTCTCCGGCGCCTCCACCGGCGCCCTCCGCGCCCTGCTCGACAGCGCCCACATCAGCAACTCGCAGACCCTCCTGCGGATGCGCTCCGCCGGCAAGGGCGGCCAGTCGATGTCGATCGACCCGGCCTCGATCAACGAGATCGAAGCGCCGTTGAACGTCGATGACATCCGCAAGGCCATCATGCCTCTGCCGTACAACCAGCCGAGCCCGGTGCTGTTTCAGCTGCTTGGCTTCATGGTGGACGCGGGCAGGAACGTCGTTCGCACCAGCTTCGACAAGCTGGGCGAGATGAACCAGAACCAGCCGGTCGGCACCACGCTCGCGCTCATCGAGCAGGGCATGACCGTGTTCTCCTCAATCCATGCGCGCCTGCACGCAGCGATGGGCCGAGCACTGCGGATCCTGCACCGGATCAACTACACCTACCTCGAGGAGAGCGAGGTCTACGACAGCACCGGCGAGATCATGGTGCGCCGCGCGGACTTCGAGGGCCCGCTCGACGTCGTCCCGGTCTCTGACCCGAACATCTTCTCCGATGTGCAGCGCCACGCCCAAGTCGCGCTGATCGCCCAGCGCGCGGCAGCGATGCCGCAGCTGTACGACTTGCGCAAGGTCGAGGAGATGATCCTCGAGCAGAGCAAGATCCCCGACGCGGCCAAGCGCCTCCTGCTGCCGAAGCCGGAGCCGGAGCGCATGAACCCGGTGAACGAGAACGTTGCCGCGACCATGGGCCGCCCGATCGTCGCTTTCCCCGATCAGGATCACGTCGCGCACATCAAGGTTCACCTAGACTTCCTGATGAGCCCGGTGTTCGGCCAGAACCCGGCGATTTCTCCCACTTTCGTCCCGTCCATCATCACGCACCTGCGCGACCATATCGCGCTCTGGTATGTGAGCGCCGTGTTCAGCCTGACCACCGAAGCTGCGGGAATGGACGTTTCTCAGCTCATGGATCCGAAGGATCCCGAGGTGAACCAGAACTTCGACCGCATGCTGGCTGTGGCGTCCAACGACGTCATGGCGGCCGGCGGACAAGCTCTCGCCCAGCTGCCGCCCATCCTGCAGCAGGCGATCCAGTATGTGCAGTCGATGCAGCCGCGCCCGACCGATCCGGCTCAGGTGCAGATGCAGGCCCTCCAGCAGCGCGCCCAGGCCGACGCCCAGCGCGCGCAGCTCGACCAGCAGAGGTTGGCTCTCCAGCAGGCCGAGAACCAGCGCGACGCGCAGCTTGACCAGATCAAGATGCAGGAGCGCTCGATGGAGCAGCAGACGGATCTCGCCCGCGAGCAGATGCGCGTTGATGCCGACGCCCAGCTGCAGGCCGAGCGCCAGGCCGCCGAAGACCGTCGCAAGATGGCCGAGCTGGCAACGCGCCGTGACATCAACAGCCAGGACAACGACACTGCTCTGCGCATCTCCAGCGCCGAGATCCTCGCCGGCAACCGCTCGGGCCTTTCGACGGGCACCGGCATCAACCCATCCCCGTGAAGGAGAGTGCCATGAAGACCCCGAACGCCAACCTCATCCCGCAGCGCAAGAACCTGGCCATGGGCAACAACCCGATGACCGGGAACAAGACGAACATGCCGAAGGCCCCCATCCGTTCGACCAACGGCAAGGCGCCTGGCGGCAAGGCTCCCGCAAAGTAATCACAGAACGATGCTTGCGTCTTGCCGGGTGGCACCATAATGTCAGAAGCGCGGATATTGTCCGCTCTGAAGCGCGAACTTGATGAGATCGCGCATCAGGCCATGGGAAGCCCGGTAGGACGCGATGCGTTCGAGTACGGGAGGGTGACCGGCATGTATGCCGGTCTGCAACGCGCGGTCGAGGTTGTCGAAATGGCAATCGGTGATCGCCTCGAGGAGATGGACGGTGGCATCAAGCGTCACGTCGGCAGACCAATCTACTGAGCGCCTGCGGCAGGCATTCCCGGCCGCAGATCCGGGCGTTGAGCCAGCGGGTTCTCGCATCCTGGTGCAGATCCGCACCCCAAAGATGAAGAGCGCGGGTGGCATCATCCTGACGTCCGAAACTAAGGACACCGAGAAGTGGAACACGCAGGTGGCGAAGGTCATTGCGACGGGGCCTCTCGCTTTCCGCAACCGTGACACCATGCAGGAGTGGAAAGAGGGCGCATGGTGCGCTCCCGGCGACTTTGTGCGCGTGCCCAAGTACGGCGGCGATCGGTGGGAAGTGCCCACTGAAAACCGTGACGAGCCGGCGATGTTCGTGATATTCAACGACCTCGACGTGCTCGGGAAGGTGACCGGCGACCCGCTGGCCATCAAGGCTTTTATCTGACGCCTGGCTGAAAGGAGCCGAGCATGAGTACCGAGAAGATCACCGAGAAGGACGACGACGACGAGATTGTCGCCGTTGAGACAGCGCCGGATCAGGACGACGAGCGCCTGAGCGGCTCCGCCGACGACGGCCCGGAGGGCGGCTCTGACGAGGTCCGAGCGGCTCGGCGCGAAGAGCGACGCCGCGCTCGCGACCGGCGCCGCAAGGGCAAGGAGATGACGCTGGCGGAGCTGGACACCCTCCGCCGCCGCAACGAGGAACTTGAGCGCCGCCTGCAGTCGATCGAGAGCCGTGCGGTCCACCAAGATCTGCAAGCGGTCGATGACCGCCTCTCGACCGCACAGCAGCGCGCCCAGCACGCGGAGCGCGTTCTAGCCGACGCCGTGCAGCGTGGCGACGGGGCCAAGACCGCACAGGCTCTCCGCGTGCGAGATCAGGCGCTGGAAGAGGCCCGCGAACTTGTCGCGGTGAAGACCCGCTTCCAGCAATCTGAGGTGCCGGTCGAGCGCGTTGATCCTCGCCTGAAAACGCACGCTCAGGAGTGGATGGAAGACAACCCCTGGTACGATCCCGACGCCAAGGACGAAGACAGCGCGATCGTCAACACGATCGACAATCGTCTGGCGGCCGAGGGCTGGGATCCGACCACGGCAGAGTATTGGGACGAGCTGCAGCGCCGCGTCGAGAAGCGGCTTGGCGGTCGCATCCCTGGCGGCCAGAAGGGCGCCCCCTCCAATCGTCGCGGCCCGCCTATCGGCGGCGGTCGCGAGCACGCCTCGTCGGCCACCCGCCGCGAGGTCTATGTCAGCCCCGAGGCCAAGCAGGCCATGGTTGAGGCTGGCGTCTGGGACGACCCGGTCAAGCGCAAGCGCGTGCTCGCGCGCATGGCCGACGCCGAACGTAACGCAACTCGCTGACAGGAGTGAGTGACATGACCAACTCGATTGACGAACGCCTGAAGAAGAGCATGGGCTCGGACAAGTCTGACCGCGCGATGCAGGATCGCGCTGTGACCCAGGACCGAGAGCTGTCGGACAACGACCGCGTCTCCATGTTCCGCCAGTCGTTCTGGCAGTCTGCGCTGCCTGATCTGCCGGAGATCCCCGGCTATCACGTTTGCTGGCTCACCACGAAGAATCCTCGCGACACCATCCAGGCCCGTATCCGCCTCGGTTACGAGCCGATCACTGCCAAGGACGTGCCCGGCTGGGAGTACTCCACTCTGAAGACGGGCGAATACCAAGGCATGGTCGGCGTCAACGAGATGCTGGCTTTCAAGCTGCCCAACGCTCTGTACCAGCGGTACATGGCCGAGGCGCATCACCGGATGCCGATGGAGGAGGAGAGCAAGCTGGCCGAGACGGCCGACCTAATCCGCGAGCAGGCTCGCGCGATGGGGTCGAACGTGATGGAGGGCGACGGTACGTCAGACATGCGGCGCCATGTACCCACGCCGATCTTCACCTAGAGAAGCGTGGGGTTCCACAACCCCTTGCGTGAAAGAGACCTAGGATGTCTTCGGTTAACGCACCGTTCGGGCTCCGCCCGGCGAAGCACCCCTCCGGGGTGATCCGGCAGGAGGCAGGCACTATCCTGTCGACCTATGCCGCGAACATCTTCACGGGCCAGCCTGTGAAGATCGGCACCGACGGCACCATTCAGGCCGCCGCTGTCGGCGACCCGATCGTCGGGTCGTTCCAGGGCTGCGAGTTCACGCCGGCCACTGGCCGTCGCGTGGTCTCGAACTTCTGGCCCGCGAACACCGTTGCGACCGAGATCGTGGCCTACTACACGTCTGACCCGGAAATCGTTTACGAGATCCAGGCGGATGGTGCGGTGACCATTTCGGAAATCGGCCAGCAGGCCGACTTCACGAACATCACGGCGAACAACGGCCTCGGCATGTCTACGGCGACGATGAACGCGGCGACCTCTGCCTCTGTGCAGGGCCAGCTCGCGGTTCTGAACATCGCGACCGAGATTAACAACGTGCCGGGCGACGCGTTCACCATTGTTCAGGTCAAGATTGCGGAGCACCAGTTTGCTGCCGCTGTGACCCCGTTCTGAGGAGGGCCTGAGCCATGGCAATGCCGATGAACTCGACCCAGTTTCGGTCGATCGTTGAGCCCATCATCTCTGAGGAGTTTGATGGCATCTACGAGCAGCGCGCTGATGAGTACAAGCAGGTCTTCAAGGAGAGCCGGGGCACCCCGCGCAACTACCATGAAGAGCCGGTTCTGTACGGCTTCGGCGCGGCTCCTGAGCTGCCGGACGGCACCCCGGTCACCTACCAGTCGGGCGGTGTGTTGTTCATCCAGCGCTACCTCTACAAGGTCTACGGCCTCGCCTTCGCGCTGACGAAGGTGCTGGTCGAAGACGGCGACCACATCAAGATCGGGCAGACCTACGCCCGCCACCTTGCTCAGTCGCTGATTGAGACCAAGGAAACGCTGGGTGCGAACATCCTGAACCGCGCGTTTAACGGCGCGTTCCTCGGTGGTGACGGCGTCCCGCTGGTCTCCGCCAGCCACCCGATCGTGAACGGCACGTTCAGCAACCAGCTGACGACTGCTGCGAACCTCTCGCAGACGTCGCTTGAGCAGCTGCTGATCCAGATCCGCAACGCCGTTGACAACAACGGCAAGCGCATCCGGCTGCAGCCGAAGAAGCTGGTGGTCTCGCCGTCGAACGTCTTCCAGGCGGAAGTGCTGCTGAAGAGCGTCCTGCGTACTGGCACGGCCGACAACGACATCAACCCCGTGAACTCCATGGGGCTGCTGTCCGGTGGCCAGGCCAACCTGTCGCGTCTGACCTCCACCACGGCGTGGTGGGTGCAGACCGATGCGCCGGAAGGCCTGAAGCTGCTGATGCGCCGCCCGCTCGAGAAGAGCATGGAGGGCGACTTTGAGACCGACAGCATGCGCTACAAGGCCACCGAGCGTTACGCGTTCGGCTGGACCGACCCGCGCACGGTGTTCGGTACGCCTGGCGTCTAACTGGGTGGGGGGCTTCGGCCCCCCATTCTCTTTTCCGGGTTAAACCGGTGTTGCAGACAGTCCCGGCTGACGTCATGCAGACTGCAACGCTTATCTCGCATGAGAGGAAATTATCATGGCTTCGACAACCTTCTCCGGTCCCGTTACCTCGCTGAACGGCTTCATCGGCGGCATCACCGGTAACATCACCGGCAACGTCGTCGGCAACGTCACCGGCAATGTGACGGGCGACATCTTCGCGACCAATCAGGCGCTCTCGGGCGCGGGTGCTGTGAACGTGACCGACATGCTGACGTCGCTCACCACGACCGGCGCGGCCCAGGCGCTGACGCTCGCCAACGGCACGCTGGGTCAGGTCAAGGTCATCTCTCACGTCGTTGATGGCGGTTCGGCGGTGCTCACCCCGACCACGAAGATCGGTTTCAGCACGATCACGTTCACCAACGTGGGCGACAGTGCGACGCTGATTTATACCGCTGCTGGCTGGGCGGTCACCGGCTCCTACGGCGCGTCGGTGGCGTAAAGTCGCCTTTTGGCAGTCAATTAGGTCTCCTGGCCGGGCCTCTTGGCCCGGCAACTCTGCGCTAGGCGTGGAGGGAGCCTATGCGGTAGAGTGGATAAAACGCGTAACCCTCTGGACACTGAGGTTGGCCCATGCCCGATACTGTTTCGACGCAGACGATCCTCGATGGCGAACGCCTCATCATCCAGAAGTTCACGAACCAGTCAGACGGCACGGGCGAGACCAACGTGCCGAAGATCATCCCGGCCAACCTCTCCCGGAATGCGGCCGGCCAGGCCTGCACGGGCGTGAAGATCAACAAGATCTGGTTCGGCACGCACGGGTTCGAGGTGGTGATCCGCTACGGCGGGGCGACGCCGGGCTACGCCTTCCTGCTGCCGCAGAATATGTCCTACACGCACGATTTCTCAGAGTTTGGCGGCCTGACGAACAATGCGGTGACGCCTACCGGGGCCGTGACCTTCACCACGCTCGACGCCTCAAACGGTGACAGCTACACGGTGGTCATCGAGGCCATCAAGACCTACGGCTGACGCTGATGGCCAAGACCCCCGCCTGGCAGCGCAAGGAAGGCAAGAACCCCGAGGGCGGCCTGAACGCCAAGGGGCGGGCGTCTCTGCGGGCTCAGGGCCATGACATCAAGCCGCCGGTGTCTGCCAAGCAGGCGGCGAAGAGCGAGGTGGCCGCCGGGCGCCGGAAGTCCTTCTGCGCCAGGATGAGCGGGGCCCCCGGCCCCATGAAGGACGAGAAGGGCCGACCGACGCGCAAGGCCCTCGCGCTCAGGAAGTGGGACTGCTGACCATGGCGAAGGCGGGATCCCCGAAGCCGACGAACCCGAAGCTCTGGAGCGCCAAGAAGGCTGCGGCCAAGGCCAAGTTCGACGTTTACCCCTCCGCCTACGCCAACGCCTGGGCCTCGAAGGAATACAAGAAGGCTGGTGGCGGCTGGCGAGGCGCTGACAACCGCGTCACGAAGAAGGACGGGTGACGTGGCGAAGGGTGGCCTGGGCAAGTGGTTCGGCGAGAGCTGGAAGGATGTGAAGACCGGGAAGGCCTGCGGGCGCTCCGGTTCCGAGAAGGGCGATCGGCCCTACCCCGCCTGCCGGCCGGCCAAGGCCGCCAAGAAGATGTCTGCGGCCGAGAAGCGCTCGATCGGCGCCCGGAAGACCGGCCCGGCCCGAGAGAGTTGGCCGGTGACACCCTCGGGCAACAGGAAGGAGGCCTGAGATGCCGCTGACCAAGAAGGGTAAGAAGATCAAGGCGGCCATGGCCAAAGAGTACGGGCCAAAGAAGGGCGAGAGGGTCTTCTACGCCTCGATCAACAAGGGCATCGTGAAGGGCGCCGAGAAGGCGTCTAGGAAGAAGGACACCTGACCATGGCGATCAAGTACGGCGAGTTTAAGTTCCCCTCCGACAAGGGTTTCACCGGCTCTGCCGGAAAGACCATGGTCAGCGCCTACGCACGCGGCGGCTGCGTCATGAAGAAGGCGGATGGCGGCGCGGTGTCTGACCGCGAGGCCGAGATGATGCGTCGGGCGATGCCGACCATGGGTGCCCGCACCTCGATGCCGCGTGGGGGCGTTGCGATGTCGGCCCGCGAGGCCGAGGCGGCGCTCCGCGCGATGTCCGGGGCTGGCGCTGGCGCAATGTCGGATCGCGAAGCCGAAATGATGCGTCGCGCCATGCCTGCGAAGGCCAAGGGTGGCAAGGTCCACGAGGACGAGGCCATGGACAAGGCCATGATCAAGAAGATGGTCAAGCCGGCCGCCATGAAGGCCAAGGGCGGCAAGGCTCACGAGGACGAGGCCATGGACAAGAAGCTCGTCGAGCGCATGGTGAAGCCTTCGGCCATGAAGGCCAAAGGCGGCAAGGTCGGCTGTTGAAGTGGCCCGAAAGTTGGCATTTCGCCAGCTCTGCATGTATGGTGGGGGCGGCTCGGCTGGCGGGCCGCTCCTCGCGGTAGGGTCGTGACGTGACGGTCTCCGGGACGACATCGACGACGGTCTTCGACACCAACAAGGTCGTTGACCACGCGTACCGTCGCTGCCGGCTGCCGCCGCAAGCGATCACGGCTGAGATGCAGGATGTGGCGCGCGATGCGCTCTACCTGCTGATGTCCGACCTCGTGAACCGGGGCCTGCCCCTCTGGACGGTCGAGAAGACCATCCTGCCGTTTACCTACGCCGTCTCTTACGTCGACACGCCTGTCGGGACCGTCGACCTGCTGAACACGAACATCCGCACCATGCAGCGGATTGAGGGCTCCTACAGCTCCTCAAGCGGCGTGGCCGACAACGCCTTCGATGGCGATATGCTGACCTCCTGCACCCAGGCGACGCCGAACGGCTCGATCACGCTCGCCGGGCAGTCGCAGATGGCGGTCACGACCTATGGCATCGCGACCACCGTCACGGGCACCTATGACTTCGTCGTCGAGACCTCCACCGACGGCATCACCTGGATGACAGCGCTGGCGCCGGGGCCGCTCGCCTATGAGGGCCGCGTCTTCCGGTGGTTTGATGTCGAGGGTGCGCTCCCGATGTCCTTCTACCGCCTGCGCGCCATCAACGGCACGACGCTGAACGTCGCGGAGTTCTACCCCGGCTTCAACCCGACCGAGATCCCGCTCGCCCGCCTGAACCAGGACGACTACGTCAACTTCCCGAACAAGACCTTCCAGGGCCGGCCGCAGCAGTTCTGGCTCGATCGTCAGCGCGAGGTGCCGGTGATCCGGCTCTGGCCGGTGCCGGGCTACGCCCAGCAGTTCAATCAGATCGTGACCTGGCGCCGGCGCTATCTGATGGACGTCGGCCGCATGACGCAGACGCTCGACATCCCGCAGCGCTGGTACGAAGGCCTCGTGGCGATGCTGGCCTATCGTCTGGCGCTTGAGACGCCCCAGGTCGAGGCGGGCATGATCGGCACGCTGAAGGGCCTGGCGGACGAGGCGCTCGCGACCTGCTTCTTCGAGGAGCGCGACAGCTCGCCGATGAAGATCGCCCCGAACCTGCGGCCGTACACCCGATGAGCGTCTTTCTCGACACTCGCGGGCGATCGACGCTGGGCATCGGGATCTGCGCCCGGTGCTCGCGGAAGATGTCGCTTGACGACCTGTACTCGGATCCGAACGCCCCCGGCTTGCGGGTCTGCAAGGCGGATCTCGACGTGCTCGACCCGTACCGCCTGCCGGCGCGTCAGCCTGATCGCATCGTGCTGCCGTTCGTGCGGCCGGATATCTCGATCGCGACCACCCCCGCCGGCCTCATCTCGCAAGACGGGGACGACTTCATCACCACCGAAGACGGCGAGGGCTATCTCATCCCATGACGGTCCCGTCGAACCTCATCCCGACCCGGATCACCCAGCTTCCGCTGGCCGAGAACCCGACGCCCCAGGACACGGTCATCCTGGTGCAGGGCGGCGTCACGAAGCAGGCCAGCCTGGCGAGCACCACAGCGGCGACGGCTGTCCCCGTCACGCGGCGCATCGACACGGGTGGAGGGCTGGTGGGTGGCGGCGACCTCTCCGCCAACCGGACGATTTCCCTCGCGCCTTATGGCTCGACGGGCATCTATGGCGGCGCGTCCTTCATCCCGGTGATCTCGGTCGACCAGTACGGCCGCGTAGACGCCGGCTCGCAGGTGCCGCTGACTTTCGCCAACGTCGGCAGCAAGCCGACCACCCTTGCGGGCTACGGCATCACCGATGGCGTGAACACCGACCGGCGCGTCGACACGGCGGGCTCGCTGGTCGGCGGCGGGCGCCTCGATGCGAACCGCACGCTATCGCTTGAGGGCGATCAGGCCTCGCCAGGCGGGTCCAAGTACTACGGCACCGACGGCACGGGCACGAAGGGCTTCTTCGACATCACCTCCGGCGGCACGGTGCAGTCTGTTGGCTTGTCGATGCCGGGGAGCTTGTTCGCGGTCTCTGGCAGCCCCGTCACGACGAGCGGCACACTGACTGCCACGCTGAACGTGCAACCGCCCAACCAGATCCTGGCCGGCCCGGCGTCAGGCGTGAGCAGTGCCGCCCCGGCTTTTCGGGCGTTGGTCGCGGCTGACCTGCCGGTAGTGCCGGTGGCAAAGGGCGGGTCTGGGCTGGCGACAACTCCGACGAACGGCCAGATCCTGATCGGCAACGGCACCAACTACACGTTGGCGACGCTGACGGCCGGGGCTGGCATTACCGTCACAAATGGCGCGGGCTCGATCTCGATCAGCGCGGCAGGTGGCAGCGGCACTGTGACCAGCGTGGACGCCTCTGGCGGCACGACTGGAATGACCTTCTCTGGCGGCCCGATCACTGGAGCTGGGACGCTAACTCTGGCCGGGACGCTGGCGATCGCCAGTGGCGGGACCAATGGCAGCGCGACGCCGACGGCTGGCGCTATCGCTTACGGGACGGGCACGGCCTACGCGTTCTCTTCTGCGGGCACGTCTGGGCAAGTTTTGAGATCGAACGGCACGAGCGCGCCTTCCTGGGCCGCAATTGACGGAGGAAGTTTCTGATGGCGCAGAGCGGTTTCACCCCGATCCAGCTTTACCGCACGTCCACCGCGAGCGCGGCTCCGACTGCCGGAAACCTCGCGGACGGCGAACTCGCGATCAACACCAATGACGGGCGCCTGTTTTACAAGGACAGCGGCGGCGCGGTGCAGACGATCGGCGCTCGGCTCGGAACCAATGTCCCTGCAGCCCTCGGCACTGCTGTCGGATCCGCCGGCTCTGTCGTGGTCAATGGTGGCGCGCTCGGAACGCCTTCCTCGGGCACCCTCACCAACGCTACGGGCCTTCCGCTTTCCACCGGCGTGACCGGAACCCTGCCGGTAGCCAACGGCGGGACGGGCGCCAGCACGCTGACCGCCAACAACGTCCTGCTCGGGAACGGCACGTCTGCGGTGCAGACCGTAGCCCCTGGCGCAAACGGGAATGTGCTGACATCCAATGGCACGACTTGGGTGTCCCAAGCTGCT